ATGCTGGGGTCTTCGCCATCACACACCTCTATAGAAGACAGTAACCACTGCGCTAGCCGGTGGGGATACGTAGATACCGCTTTCGAATATAACACCGTCCAGCGGGATCGTAAGCTCGGAAATACCCTTGCCATAGATATGCCACTCGTAAGCGGTTTCTCCGTTCGTTGGGGCGTGGTCAAGATCATAGAAGCTAACGATGCTGTCCTCGTTAGCGGAATGAAATGCCAAAACCTTCAGGATCGCAGCCCGCGACGGGATAATAAGAGCAGCAGCCGTGCCCTGCCACGCCTTGCAATGACCAGCCATCAGACCCTCCTAGAGGGTAAGGGGGCCGAAGCCCCCTTACTTGTTACGAGCAGTCAACGACCAGCGCCCAGAGGCGCATGACCGCCACATCGGCGGCATTGACGATCTTCACGTCAATGGTATCAGCCGCCGAGTAATACTTACCGTTGGAGTAGCCGGTGACGGTGTTCGGCGCACCTTCGGTGAGAGCCAGCGCGGAGCAATAGGAAGCCACCGCGTTGGCGTCAACGCCGTCGAGGAACCCGTCCGGGTCAGTGCCGTCACCCACATCGATGGTGAGCGTGCCACCTTCAGCAGTCGTCACATCCAGACCGACCCGCAAAACGAGCGACTTGGCCGGAAGCGGGATAGCCTCGATAACGTCACCAGACGTAAGAGCCGTCGCGCTGGCAGCGAGACGAGCAGCAGTGATCTTGGCGAAGTCGAGGGTAACATCCACGCGGTGGGTTTTGTGAAGCCCAGCGTTGTGGAAGCCAGCGGAACCCTTGTTGAAGCCAAGGGAGTCAGTATACGTAGCCATGGAGCTATCTCCTCAGAGTGGTGTGGATGGGGGGCGCAAGCCCCCCACTGATTAGAGCGTGATAACGCCAGTAGCCAGAGCTTCGGGCTTGACGGTCTGATAACCGTAAACCTGAAGGCCACGCACGATGTTTCCGAAGGTCGTCTCGGAGCGGATCGTCTCCATCTCGGTCATCTGCGAAGCAAAGGTGAAGCCCATCTTGTGACCAGCGATCACGCTGAACTTCTTGCTACCGCCCGTACCCGTATAGGGCAGGTTGTGGCTCATGTAGACCGTGAAGCGGTCGATCATGCCCAGACGCCCGTTGCGGAGGATCGAGGTGCCGTCACCGGACAGCGAAGCATCGCGCAGATCGGACTTCTTGATGTAACCAGCCGCCTTGGCGGGGATCACAATCCAGCGGTTACCCTCCGGGCAATTGGCTTCATCGAGGACCGTACCCATATCCACGAGGTAATCGAGGATGTTGGTCTTGTCGATAGATATCGCAGAACCATCCGTACCGAGATCGATATCGGCAGAGATACGACCAGCATTGGCACCCTCGTTGGTCGCAGCCACATCGGTGACGATAGCCGCCAGCACGCGCTGATCGATCTTGATCTTCATACGCTCGGAAGCGTCCTTCGACCAAGTATCCATCAGGTTGATATCGGCCTGCACCTTATCCACGTCGTCCTCGATGCAAGCGAAGTACTCGCCCTTGTCGATGGTCAACTGGATTTTCGGCTTGTCCGGGTTCTCGACGGTCAGGGTCTGGCCCTTGACGTAGTCGCGGATGGTGATCTCCGGGGTGGTACGGATGTTGACCGTATCGCCCATACGACGGATTTCGCCCTCGTAGTCCGTGTTGGCAATAGCCGACAGGACCGTTGCATCATAGAAGTTCTGGATAAGCTTACCCGACCAGATTTCGGGGATGAAGTTGCCCGAATAATTCGGACGACCAGACGTGACGGGATAAGACATTGATGTCTCCTAGATTTAGCTTGCTTGCATGATGCGACCATCCCGCTGTGCAGCAAAGATGTCGCGTTCGATACGGTCACGCTCCGTCTCACGGCCCTTGTACCTGCCAGAACGCACATCATCGAAGAACTTCCTGATGTCTTCCGGGGTATAGGTCTTTGCAGTCGTGCCGCCCGTTGCGCTGCCTGCGCTGCGGGAACGACCCGGTGCAATCTGCCGCTCCAACTCCGAAGCCTGCCGAGTAGGTTGAGCATTCGCTGCTGGCGCAAACTTGCCAGACGCCGCCGTGAAAGCGTTGAAGAACGCCGTAACACGGTTCACATCGAGATCACGCTGGGCAATCTCAAGGTGCGTTTGTCGCGAAGTATTTGTCAGCGGATCGATCTCCAGCAACCAAGACTGGAAGTCCTGATCGTTGTTGATCTGCTGCCAGTTGGGTACACGCTGGGCGAGGTTAGACCAGAACCGCTCTTCCGCCGATGCAGCCTGCTGACGTGCAACATGCTCCACCTTGGGGATGACCGACCCTGACACGCTCGTTGTGAGGTGCTGAATGGTGCTCTCCAACTGGGCAATCTTACCCAGCAGCGAACCCACCTCCTCACGGGTGACCTTGCGCATCATATCAATCGACTCGCCGTACTCGGCCACATCGTCGTCAGTCACGAGCTTCTGCACGGACTGCGGTGCTGCGGGAGCAGCGGACGCGGCGGGGGCACTATTGAGCGACGATAGAAGGTTCTCCAACTGTGCGACACGGGCCTGCAATTCCTTGTTTGCGCCCCGCAGTCGCGGTACTTCTGCGTTAAACTGACCCTGAAGCGTGCGCCAACGCTGGGCATACGTCTCAGAGTTCGGGTCTTCCTTGGCACCATGCTCAGTCGTGCCAGAGGATTGAACGGGTTTCTCCGCATCGTCAGCCTGAGAAGTGGAAGCGTCGGAAGACACAGGCTCGTTAGCATCCGCATCAGCGGTCTGCTCTCCTGAAATCTCCTTGATCTTCTCTTCCGCAGCTTCGATCTGCTTACGAATTTGTTCAGGCATTGCCATCTAATACGCTCCTATCCGGTATGCGTAGGGTTGGTCGGCGAGCGTGGCTGCTTTGCCGCCAAATCAGGGGAATTGGTAGCCAACTTCACGAGTTCGGCTAGGACCTGACAGCGCCCCTGTGACACTGCCGAGGTTTGTCCTGCGTAAGGAAGCTGATCGAGTTCGTGCGCTTTCCACTCGCTGAGAAAGGTCAGTATTTGAGGATACTGCCTCACAACGAGGGCAAAAGCCTTCACAACCTCGTCAGTTGGGCGGATCATCCGGCCCCTCCTGACGCATTGGGTGATACGACGTTGGCCTGCTGACCACCTTTCGGCGATCCGTCAGGCTGCGTCGGAGTCATTTTACCGCCACCTTGGGGCGGTGCGCCCTGCGACGGGCGCTGCACAAGGGCGAGCGTCTCGCGCGAAGGTATAATATCCTCCGTGGGCATTTGCAAGCTCTTTGCAACCTCGCGGAGAAGCGCGGCACGCCCATCGGGACCCATGATTTCCATGTCGGCAGGGTTTGCCGTGGCGTTCAGGAACTCGATCCTGCGCACATTCATCGTCTCGCGGTTGGCAAGGTTGATGGCACCGCGCGGCATGATCTGAAGATCACCCTTGATGCTCTCGTCCTCGCCGTAACGCATGTTGTAGATGTACTGACGCTCCACGATGGGCTTGATCACATCGCTATCGATGTGCATGACCACCTGACGGATACCCTTACCAGCCGATCCCATGAGCATGGAGAGGCCAGAGGACGTACGACCAGCGCCTTGAACGTTAAGGTCGCCGTAAAGGTAAGCCGGGATGCCGGAATGCTCGTCCGCTAGGCGCGAAAACCGCTCGTAGACGCCCATGAGCGTCTGAGCATTTGCTTCAGGCTGCGTAAAACGTACCGCTGGTGCGCTCGAACCAGTCGGATCGTTCGTGACCTGCCAAATCTTCCATGGGTAGATTTGCGTGATGTCTTCATTCGCCGGAATACGTTCGAGATTTACTTCAACTTGGGGTCCAGACGAGATACCCATGTTGTTAACAAGGGCACGCGCAGCCGCATTGCAGATATTTTGCAAGTCTTCGATGATCTCAGGGATACCTTTGCCCCAGAAAGCACCCGGACACTTGATGAAGGAGGTCTTGGCGTAGGGTTTTTCACCCAGCGGATCGTAATTGAGGACTGCTTTCAGGACATAATTGCCGCAAACCCACACATTCGCGTCGTATTCAAGCGCCGGATCAGGTACTTCATCCTCCGACATGCCCCATTCGCGGAGCATCTGGCCGGAAACCTTACCCCAGAACTCAAGCGCGTCGAAAATCTGCGTCGGGCGCATCTCCGTATGGAACTTGCGCTCCTCTTCTTCCTTGATCAACTCGATATCTTGGTTGATCCAAGAGCTTCCGTTGCCCTCTTCGAGCAGCTTACGGATCGCCGCATCGTCATATCCGGGCATCCCGATGAGATCGGACAGCATCGTACGGGTCAAGGGGTGATGCTGGAAGCAATATCCATCCTGAATACGGGTAATCCCCGGCTCCGGGTAGAAGTAGAACGGATCAACGCGCTCATACTCAGGCGCGATCTTATCCACTGGGACGGCCACTGTGCGACCACTGGCGTCCTGTTCCCAACCAAGGGTGCGCTGGCGGCGCACGACAGGCCCCTTGATGACGGCGGCAGGATAAGTGACGAGGTCGGTGATGAAATCGTTGAAGCTCTCGGCCCAGCCGCCCTCCGCGAACTGGTCGGAAATCTTGTGCTTCATCTTGTCGGCGCGGTTCTGCGCTGCCTGAAGCATCTTGAACCGATACTCCTGCGACACAGCCTCCTTGGCTTCCGCCATCTCTGATGGCGTCATGGCGCGAAGTTCCTCTTGGAGCAAGCGTGCAACCATGTCGGCAAATGCCGCCTTGATCTCCTGCACCTGCGCAGGTGAAAGATCGGGGATCGGAGTAGGCTGGATGTCCCATGGAGGGGTGCCGGTGTCGAGAAGGATATCCCGCAGCCAGCTTTCAGCCGCGCGGCACTTGACCTCAGTGATCATCATGTAGACTTCGGAGCCGCCCTGCTTGTGGATCGCAGTCAGCTTTTCCGGTTCATACTCACCATTGCGCTGACGCATGGCGCGAAGCATGATGTCTTCAATGGGTTTCTTGGCAATCCTCGCCGCGTCCCAGCACTCGCGCAAATAATCCACGATGCCAAGCATGAGCGAACTGGACTGACGGGCCTGAAGCTCACGATCAGCCTGCTCACGCTCCTGCCGTGCAAGTTCATCGTTGGAAACTACACGGAATATGCTTAACCCAGCAGCCATTCTGGCAACCTAACTCAGTATTTGTTCTTTGTAAACATCAGACTTCCGGGGTCCAGTAGCTCATGCCGCCCGCGAAGATGCGGCGCGGGTTATCAACCAGAGCCGGATCAACCCACTCGACATCAGTGTTACCCTCTGCAAGAACAGCCATCGTGGTGACGGTGACGGTCCCTTCCTCATCCACCGACTGAGGCAAGTGGACAATGCGGACGTTGACGTGGTGCCTGTCGTCCATGACTGGAGGCGTTAGTTCCGTCCCGTCTGCATCGTAAACACCGGGTGTCTGGACGATGAGGCCGATCTCGTCGATGTAGCAGCCCGAAGGGTAACCATCAGCGGTGA